TATCAATCCTCCTTAAACTTTTCTCTCTTTTCTTCTCTCTAGAATTTGTTCCTATGTTAAATAATTAACATTCAAAGAATTTCATCTTCTGAATCCTCACTATCATCCTCCAGCATCTGAGCAAAGGCATCAGACAGAATCTTTGAGCTTGCAAGACCACTTAGTTCTAGTCCCAAACTTTTGCTTTTAGCTTCTGATTTCTGAGCATCTAAATCTGTGACAGAGGTTTCCTCTTCTTCCTCTCTTAGTTCATACAGCGGATTTATGGTTCCGACTTCCTGAGTTCTAGTGAAATCTATTATCTTTTCAGGTTTTAACTCTCTGATCAACGTGAGATCATCAATGATACTGTGTGATCTAGGACTGACTGAAAAATAATGTGGGAACCGAGTGTTCATCAAACCTACCCAGTTGTAATGAATTGGTTTTCTGTTTTCTATTTCATCAAATATCTGATTTAAGAAGTTTTCCTTCCCTGAATAAGCAAACTTCTTTTCTTTCATGATCTTAGATAGGTGCAGCTCAAAAGTGGTTATATAGCTATTAATCTTCCAATGCGGGTCTATATGTGCAATGCTCTCTCTGCTTGAAATTACTTTACGAATGTCATCATAATAAATTATATCCTTTGATTTTAAGTCTTCTAGAATGCCAACCTGTATGAGTTTTCTGAACATGTAATTTGAACAATAAGGGACGTACTCCATTGGCACTGCTACTGATATCCACATCTCGTTTCCTATTTGCCCCTTCTCTTTGAATCTCTCTCGAACTTCACTCCAAGCTTGACTTGCAGATTCATATGGCATGTAAAGATGTCCACTCAGACTTTCCTCTTCTGCTATTTGAGGGTCATTCGTTCCAACTAGTAAATTTAAAAAGGGTCTCTCATTGGCTTTCCTCCTATACCTTATTTCCTCTTCTGCTAATATATCTGCTAGCTCCTGCATTCTATATACTTCCTGTGTGTTGCATTCACAAATTCTGCTTTTCATTGTATCAAAAAATTCATAATTCCCGGTATCTTCTATCTCAGACAGACAGTCTCCAGTTCCATAATAGAATTTCGACTTAGCTATCCTTATGGATCCGTCTTTCACAATGGTCGTCTTAGTTAAATTCACTCTTTTTAGTTGATCACAAGCTGTCAGGCTCATCACTTTTGCATAAGCTGAGATCTTGTTGGACCACTGTCTTACTTTTCTTTCGTATGGTATCTTCACCCTTTCTTTATTAAAGACCATTTGCACAACTCTCGGTGATGACAAGTCCAGCTCTTCCCCTAGGGTTTCAGCTCTCACCAGTTTTTCAACTAAGTTTAGCTCTGAGTAATCCTTAATCACCTCGTCAGCCAGTTCGTACCTTGGTAAATTCCTATTCATGTGTAAATAAAACTCATCGTCAGACAGTGTTGAAATGGATTCCTGTCTTGGAAACAAAGAAAAGAAGAAAGATTTAGAGCTAAAGTCCACAGCTTCTCTCATCTTCAAAATTTTATAGGTAATTAGCTTGGGTTCTGTTTCTTCATCTGTTATAGAAGTTACCGAGACTCGTTGATCATCACTTTTGAAGTCATATATAGACTCCATTCTCTGAAATATATAAAATATTAAAACTTCTTGTGATAGTCGTTCAACATCTGGATGCAGTTTCCTAAAGGCAGAATCTTCGGGTATCTTAGTTCCTTCATCTTTTGCAAAAGTCAGCAGACTCTTAAAGCTCTCAGGTTTCCTTGTGCCGAGCATCTTCTCAATTGCTGCCATCCTCTCTGCGTAAACCCCTTTGTAAATGAACGGTATAGATGCGGCTCCTTCAATTCTAGCTCTCCTTTTGAATTTAACATTAGTTTCAAACTTAAGTCCCGTCTTACTTGAGAAAGGCTCAAGAATTTCTATTCCTGTTTCAATCAGTCTCTCACTTGGCAGTTTGATTCGACTTAAATCACACTTCCACTGTCTCATCTTGACTAGAATGCCACATAGTGATATTATCTTGGAGTTTCTATCAGAGCATCCTGAGTTGATAGCATTGTCATAAATTGAGAAGATGGTAATTAGGTCTTTGTATACATTCCCAGATGTTGAAGGTTGTATTAAACTATAAAGGAATTTTAACTCATTGGAGCCCACTCCTTCATTGCTAATGTAAATGGAATTGAATTCAAACATGTTCGTACTAATTATATTCTTGTATGTGCTAGTTTTAATCCCAAAGTATTTTACTGATAGATCAAAGAAATCATAAAAGGTGTCCATTCTCTCGCTCGATCTGAAATCCACCATTGGATCTGAAGAAGTTGTTGCTCTCATCATTACTACTACATCATCTGAGGTACAGAAGGGCGAAATTTTAAGCGTAACTTTATCTCTATTGTCGTTGAAATGATGTCGAAACGTATCTGTTATCAATCTAAGTGCTAATGAGTGATAAAAGGAAGACGTGTAATGAAAAATCCCCTGGCCCATGTGATATCGCCCAACTAAACCTGGCGTAGAGTATCCTGTGAAAAGCCCTTTAAATCTGGAAATTGTTGGATCAAACTCAAAAATCTTAAACTCAGATAAAAAGCACACTAGAGCCGGCATATAGTATTCTGTTGTCTTCTTTGAAAACATTAGAAATAATAGCCCAAACATGGCTGTGTTAAAGTTGGGTCCCCATCTGGTTTGATCAGCAGTCAAAAATTTTCTTACCTTCTCTCCTAAAAACCCACAAGCTGAATCTGTTAGAGTTTTAACTTTGTAAGAGTCATCAAGAAGGTCTATATCCCCTGCTCTCCCCAATCTCTTAGCAAAACCCTCAGGAATTGACTGCAGCATTCGAAAACCAGAATTTAAAATTGAAATCTCTCTGTTACCTCCAACCTGATCTTTGTCGAACATTCTCATTGTTAAGTCTGGCATACCACTTTCCAGTATTTTATATGCTATATGAGACGTAGAATTACTTCCGCATAACGAACTAATCTCATTAATTGATTCAATGCTCATCATACCACCGTTTGTGCAGTAGCTTGAGGAGCCCTTTGCAGTGCCAAGTTCAACAGTTGAAGGACATGTTTCTTGTATGTCAGCTGGAATAACCATCTCATCAATATAGTCTTTAAAGCACAAGAGAGTCAAAGGTGAAAAAGTGAATCTGCCCTTGGTCTTCTCTGAAAGTTCGGAGATCATTACCCAGTGGTTCTTAATTCTTGCTGACAAGTTGATGTCTCTGTTTTCACTCATTATCAAAATTTGTTCAACATCGTTAAACATCTCTCTGATTTCAGCTTCATGATTCCTAAAGTTGTCCAATTCACCTCTTAGCTCCATCATTGTGTCTGCAAAGTGTTTTCTATGGCCATAAGTACTAGAGGGGCACAGGTTGACCAAGAAGCATTCAAATCCAACGTCGCAGAAGTCTAAACCGAATATCGGTGTTTTCCCTTCTGACCAATGATGTTTAGCAAGCACATCCCCTATCATTTTGACTGATCTCTTCTGAATCAGATATCCTTCTAAGGATTCTAGGCTTTTAATTAGAGAACCACTTGAGTCGGGGTTTCCCATGCAAATTCCAGATGAAAAATATCTAAGAGATTTTAAGAAGGTTGACAGACCCCATGAGTTCTCATTCAGTATTCTATAATAGATTCTAAGCATATCTCTTTTGGTGTCAAGATCGACGTTCATCGAGTCAACTGAGCAAGTTAATGCAAGTGCTCTTTCTGAATTCACAAAGTAAGACTCAACATCAGATAATCTCCACTTTTCTGTTCTTGTTAGTTCCCCATCTCTGAAATAACTGACATATGCTACACCTCCATCTTTTTTAAACAACTCACCACAGATAACTGTTTCTGCGTAAATTTGATCTGTTAGCCAATGGTTAATTCTCACTGGTTTCCCACATCTCCTTACAATGCTCAGTGCAACTGACACTCTTCTCTTGAATCGCATCTCATGAACATCTCTACTTGAACTGAAGATAGAAATCAATTCCTTGGACACATTAAACCTAGTAAACACTTCTACATGATCGGGATCAAGTGGTAGTTCGTTCAACATGGTTTCTCTGAAGTCTGTTTCTGATCTGACCGGGTTAAGTGGTCTTAACTTTCTACATCTAGTCCTGTTCTTGTGTATATACTCAACCAGCTCAAATCCGAAACTTCGCTTAAACTTCAGGTTTATTAAGCCTATCAGTTCATCATTTCCTATTAGAATAATCTCATTGGCTCTTCTGGAAATCTGTAGTTCAGTCTTCACCTTCTCATCTGCATATGCCATCATGCTTTCATAAGATTTCCTGTGTACTCTGCATGTCTCTACATTAGAAAATAGCTTGGAATCTGTTATCCTGTGTGTGAACCTCAAAGTTCTGTTCAAGTCAATTGTTAATGACTCATTTGTCTTAAAGTCCACAGATTGTCTACAAGAGAAGTCTGAGGGGAGTGAATAAACCTCATATTCTGTTTTTAACATGTGATTCTTCTTTATCTCTGATTCCAACTTATCAATTAATTCCTTTTGGTTGTGCTCTCTACTTCTAACCACTTTTTTTGCTTCTGACAACAAATGTTGTTTAAATGTCTTGCTAACTAAATCAGCTAAGTTCACATCAATGCTGGAAAAGTGCTTCATCATTCTATCTGAAACAAGTCTTTCTTCACTGACCAAACCTGACTGAGTGTTTACTTTCCTAATCATCTCTAAGACCCCGCTTGAATCAACTTCTTCTGACAACAATCTTATTTTATTCCCTAGTTCAAAGAAAGCGTACTTGTTGACAAACAGCACATTCTTCATTTTGCTGTCTCTATATCTCTCTTGATAGTTTTTTCCTGTGACCTCCACAATCAGATCAATCTCAGTCTGCCAAAGGATGTCAGCTTTGTATCCATTTGGAATCACCTCTTCAATTCTCTTCATCCCTGGAAGCAATTCGACTAAAATTAGCTCTGCAATCTGATGAACCCACATTGACGGAGAAGAACTTTTAAATGCTTTGTGCAAGCACGACATTGCTTTTTCCACAATCTTGATTCGTTCGTTGTCGTCAAAATCTCGACTCACCACTAAGGGCCTTTGGTAATCGGTTATTCCCGCTGACATCCCGTTTATGAATACTCTGCCTTCCAGAATCTCAATGTTGATGTTTGGAATGAAGTCCACCTTAACCTCTTTCAGTTTCTTAAGACTCTTGGTCTTGGCTTTGGCATTCTGCAGCAAGTCTTCCGTTACATTGTACTCAGAATTATAGTTGTCCTTAAAGGAGAAAACTTTGCTTTGAT